CACGATGGCTGAGGCCGCAGCCAAGGGCATCGCCGAAGGGCTGACCGCCAAGGAGACCGCCGATAAGTACGGCTTCAGCGCTCCTGGGATGTACAACTCCGCCGTCCGCCAAGGGCTCAAGTTCATCGCCCACCGCGAGAAGTTCGGCGTGCCTCGCGGTATGCCAAAGTCCCCAAGCGTATGAGCCGACTGACCAAGTTCATCTTCGCGTCCGACAGCCACGGCGACATGGCCGACCCGGAAAGCCTGTCCGCCCTCTATGAGTTCACCAAAGACTTCAAGCCCGACCTCAAGATCGCGGGCGGAGACCACTACGACTTCCGTTCCCTCCGCAAGGGCGTGGGGTCCGACAAGGAAGGCGCCGAGTCCCTGCAGCTCGACATCGAGGCCGGCGAGCAGTTCTTCGCCCGCTGGAAGCCGACAGTCTACCTCTGGGGCAACCACGAATACCGCCTCGATACGATGCAGGGCCACGGACAGGCCATCGTCCGCGACTACTGCACCGACCTCAAGGCCCGCATCAACCGCGTCGCCCGCCAGAACGGGGCCAAGGTCATCCTGCCTTACCACGCCGACAAGGGCGTGTTCCGCCTCGGCCCGGTGGCGATGGTCCACGGCTATGCCCACGGCGCCAACGCGACGGTCGTCCAGGGGCTTCACTACGCTCCCTTCGGCGGTGCGCTCATCCACGGCCACACCCACAACCTCGCCAGCATCGCCCTCACGAAGCACGGAGGCGGGAACGCCTTCTCCGCTGGTTGCCTCTGCCGTAAGGACGAGATGGACTACGCGTCGCACCGCCTCGCCACCTCCCGCTGGGGCTCGGGCTTCGTCGCAGGCTTCGTGACCAAGGGCGGCGACTACAAGGCGTGGCTCGTCCACAAGATGGGCGGCGTCTGGATCTGGCAGACCGAACTCAAGACCTTTATCCCATGAGCGACAAAAACAAACCAGCCGAAGTCCTGTGCTACCTGATTGCCTGCATCATCATTGGTTGCATGGTCATTGGTGACTCAAATCATCCGGCTTGGGCTGCTGCCGGAGTCTTTATCCTCGGCCTATGCTCAATGTCCGCTGGCCATGCATTAGGCGAAGACGATGAGTAAGCGACGACTCGACCCGCTCCTGGTCAAGGTGATGGCCGCCATCCACCAGACCGCCGAGAAGCCGGCCAAGGGCTTCCACACAATCGAAGGCTGGGCGAAGCTCTGGTACTGCAAGCGCAATGCCGCCCGCGACTACATCCTAAAGGGAATGAAGCTCGGCATCATCGAGAAACGCATCTACCGCGTCGTGACCCGCAACGACGCCAAGCCCTACCCGACCGCCCACTACGGCGAAAAGGCTGGACGCAAGAAGGCATAAGGCCTTTAACACCCCTCCACTCCAAGCCATGGAACAACCACCACCTTCCGCCCTAGACGCGGAACGGCACATCCTTGCCGTCTCCATCGCCCAAGGGCTCCCGCTGCCCGACGGCCTCATCCCATCCGACTTCTTCGAGCCGACCAATCAGGACATCGCCTCCGCGATCGTCGGCCTGACCGAGGAAGGAACGACACCTGACGAGCTGACGGTCACGCAACGCCTCCGACAAATGGGGTCGCCCGTCGAGGCCTTCGCCGTCTCCGACCTGTCCACCACCGGGCAGTTCATTCAGCCGAACAAGGCTTGGACGGATGCGGTGATTAAAGCCCTTAATCTCCGCAAACTTGCGGAGTATGCCAAGGCTGTCCTGAGCGTCACCCAAGAGGCTGGGGCTGACCCCGATGCCATCCTGCTCGCCCAAGAGCAACTTGCCCAAAGCATCGCACGGCGCAAGGGGCAGTCGACCAAAGAGACCTCGCAGGCCTTCGACTTCCGCACGATGGTAGCCAGCGACAAGGAGCAAGACCCGTCTTGCGTCCTCGGCAACCGCTTCCTCTGCCGTGGGGGTTCATGCCTCCTCGTCTCGCAGACCGGGGCGGGCAAGTCAGCCCTCGTCACCCACGCCGCCCTGTCCCTCGCCCTTGCTCCTGGGCATGACTTCTTCGGCATCAAGTCCCGCAAGGGTCCGCTGACCTCGGTCATCATCCAGTCGGAGAACGATGAGATGGACGTCGCTGAGGGCATCCAAGGCACGCTCGACGGCATGGGCATCGCCCGCTCGTCCCAAATCGTCGACCAACTGGCCGACCGCGTTTTCTACTACCGCGAGGCCGTGCGGACTGGCGAGGCCTTCGGGCTGCTCCTCCGCGAGCTCGTGACCCGCCACAAGGCCGACTGTGTCTGGATAGATCCGATTTTAGGGTTCGCGGGAGTGGACCTATCCGATCAGGAGGCCGCGTCCCACTTCCTGCGCCACATCATCCAGCCCGTCCTCCAAGATACCGGGGTGGTCCTGTTCTCCGTCCACCACACGACCAAACCAGCCAAGGACAAGTCGAACTCCCTCGCCGACCTTGCTTACGCTGGCTCTGGCTCCGCCGAACTGGCCAACTGGCACCGTGCCGTCATGGTCCTCACCAAAGACCCGACCGCCGAGGGAGCCGAGGAGCAGCCGTTCTACACCCTCCGCATCCCTAAGCGCGGTGGCCGTGCCGGACTCAAGGACGACCAAGGCAACTACACCTCCGCCATCCCCCTCCGCCACGCCCGTGAGCAGGGACGCATCGCTTGGGAACGCCGAAGCACAACCCTAGCCGTCTCACAGGATAGCGTTTCCAGCCCCGCCAAGGGGTCGCCAAGGCGTTTTGCGGTATAGGTTGGTATCCTACCAGCCATCCCAACCCTATACCCCCCTCGGCACCCCACCTCCAATGGCACTTAAAGTCCTACTTAAAATCCGTCTCTATCCCTTCGGGAGAGAGTTAGGGTCTCCCATGAAGTCGCCTTACGGCTCCTCGGTCGACCCTTCTGGCGAGAATAATAAAGCCCACCGAGATGCCTAGGCTTACCCGCAAGTCAGCCTGCCCACCTAAGGTCCTAGCCCGCCTCGCGTTGACTAGGCGCCGTCAGAAGGCTTGGAGGGAAAGACGAGACCACATGGAGGGTATCCGCCAACGAGCTACGGCCAAGGCCAGGACAAAGAAACAGCAGGATACCGAACTGCTCAAGGGGTACATCGCGGAACTACCCAGCCAGATGACCAGGAGGGAAGTCCTAGACCTGATCGTCACTGACTATTGCAAGGCCCGCAAGGTCTCAGAGCAGGCCTTCTGGCAACAGGTACGCAATCACCGGCTGCTGACCTATGACGGCGTCTCTGGGCTCTGGGTAAACACCCTTAAGGAAGTGAAAGCATAATCTGCTTACGCTATCCTAAAATCCTTACCAGTGTGCCTGCGTGTTGAAGAAACCCAAGGCACGCAAGCCGATGCCCAAGCCCTCTCGGCCTATGCCGTCGAAGGTCGACAGGGAACGTCAGCGCCGCTTCAACGCGTATCTCAAGCTCTGGCAGAAGATGCAGGACAGGGAGGGAGAGACATCATGCCAGGGCTGAACGGTTTTGACAGGGCCGCGTCACGCGAGGACTTCGCCCACGCCAAGCGGTTCGACAAGTGGTTCTATTCCCTGCCCGCCATCCAGCAGGACAAACTGCGCGAGGAAGGCGTGGTGCCGTACAAGGAAGCCCGGTCGCCTGACCATGTCTTCCCGGTGTACGAGCGTGCGACCATCTGGCTTTACGATCCGCGAGAGGACGAGACGCGTACCGAGACCGAGTCGTTTATCTCCCGCGAGACCGTCGGCCGCATCGTCCACGACGTCGTCGACCTGATGGGATACACCAGCGACCCGACCACCTTGCGCCACTGGGAACTGATGCGTGCCGTCCTCCGCGTACCGGGCCACCTCAACGGACCACAGCTCGCCAAGCTCTTCGGCATCTCCAAGCAAGGCATCAGCATGAAAGCAAAGCAGATGCTGGCCCGGGTGGACCGTAGGCTGGCTATTGCACGCGGACTGGCCCCCGACCCTACCGTAGCACCCCCTACACACCCCGCTAAGGAGTCTCCTAAACCCCCCTACCCACGTCGCGTGGCGGGACACC